TATATTAGAGCCATCACCATAAAATCCAGAAGCACATACTCTTTCTTTAGAAGCTATATTACCATCAACAGATACTCTACCTGTAACATGTAATAGTCCTCTAATTTTAATAGAATCTGTAGCAACATCCAGAGCCGTATTAGTTCCTTCTCCTGTCTGTACTGCTTTAAGAGAAGTACTCACTCCAGTGTTTGAAGCGGATGAACTAACAAGAAGTACTTGTTTATAAGTATTTGATATTAATTTTCCGGTTATATCTGTCATATTAAATCCCAACTTTTATTGGCATCATCCCATTGTGTAGTATGCCCTGTTTCTACTAAAGTAGTTGGATTAATTGTAATCCAAGTAGCTGTTTCATTCCACTTAACTCCCCTGCCACCATCATCTGGTCTTGGATTTCTAATGGCAGGATTGTCTTTTACATTCGGTACTTTGTTTTGTGGATGGTTTTTAAAATCATACTGCCCCTCATAATCCTGTGGACACACCAACAACCCATAACTATTAAGTTTCATTACTCTATGAGGATACACAAACCCGCATGTATCACAGGCAGCTAAAGAATTTTTTTGAGTTGCCATTAATTATAAAATGTCAGTCTTGGCAAAAGATAAATACTGGCTCTTTCTCTATCTTCTTCCATTGCCCTAGCCAACATTTCCTCATAGTTTGTTTTTAACATCGCAATCCTTCCTTCCGCAACCCCAGGTCTTTTCATTGACATGAAATAAGCCAGACCGCAAGTAAGAGGAGGTAAGAATCTTTTAGGAAGATCTGCATTCTGGATGGCAGATTTATTTACATCCTGTAATTCTTTTACAATTTCTATTTTTATAACATCAGTGGAATTTTCTGGAATAGGCCACACCGACATTACAGGATTGTCTCTGCCCCTGCGAATACTATACTGGCTAGGTCTACCAGTTTGAGTCTTGGCAGGTATAATCATATATTCTTCTGGGGTAATACGAGTTAGTTTAATATCTGTGTTGTCTCTGCTGATAACAACTTCCAGAGCATTAATCGTACTGCTACTTAAATCATATGCAGTTGTTGAAGCCGCAACTGTTATAGCTGTTGTACTGGTAGACCAGAGAAGAATGCCCCTGTTCTGCCAATCTTTAAGCATTAGATTAATGGATCGTCTGGCAGAGGCTGGCTCATGACCAAGCGTATCCTCGCCACCAATCATTTCAGTAGCTTCCTGAATAACCTCATCTATATCTAGATTAAAGTTATATGTACCTGATACAGCCATTGCTCTTACCTATTTCCTTTTCTTTTTATAAACTACTTTTTTCTTTTTCTTTTTAGCATACTTTTTAGCAGCGGCTTTACCCTTCTTACTATATGAAAAATGTTTAGACCCAACTTTAGGCATTATAAATATCATCTATAAGCTTAGTACCAACACCACCACCACTAGTCATTCTGATAGTAGACTTAATTCTTGATTTATTAGTTACCTTGCCACCAGTTGCTCTTACTTCTGTTAGATCATTGTCATCAGAATTACTCTTCCAAACTGATTTTGGATTCTTCACATAGTCTTCACCTTTAATATTTGTTTGGTACTTTTTACCTTTCCAAGTAAACATACCACCCGGACCACCATGTTCACGCCTAGATTTGTTAAATGCTTTACCAAAACTTAACTTATCTAATGATGGTGCTACCTTAGGTTTTACTTTAGATTCGGTAGCTGCTACCCTAGGTTTTACTTTAGATTCGGTAGCTGCTACCCTAGGTTTTACTTTAGATTCGGTAGCTGCTACCCTAGGTTTTACTTTAGATTCGGTAGCTGCTACCTTAGGTTTTACTTTAGATTCGGTAGCTGCTACCTTAGGTTTTACTTTAGATTCGGTAGCTGCTACCTTAGGTTTTACTTTAGATTCGGTAGCTGCTACAATTGGAGGTACTTTTAATCTTACTAAAGGTACTGCATTAGGTTTTTTCTTAGGTGCTTCCTTCTTTGGAGGTACTTTGGCTGGTGCTACCTTCTTTCTCATTTGAGATACATTGCCTTCTGGCATCTCTTGAGAAAAGAAACCAGTAGATTTTTTCTTAGGGGTTTTCATAGCTTTAACTTGAGCAGCCCTTCTTTTAGCAGTTGCTTTTCTTGCTAAAGCTGCTTGGTCCTTAACTACAGGTTTTTTTGCTGTGTTTAATTTATTTTTCCTTTTAACTACCTTCTTTTTCATTTGAGATACATTGCCTTCTGGCATCTCTTGAGAAAAGAAACCAGTAGATTTTTTCTTAGATATAGGTGCTACCTTCTTTTTCATTTGAGATACTTTGCCTTCTGGCATCTCTTGAGAAAAGAAACCAGTAAGTTTTTTCTTAGGTTTTTTCTTAGGTGCTACCTTCTTTCTCATTTGAGATACATTGCCTTCTGGCATCTCTTAGGGGTTTTCATAGCTTTAACTTGAGCAGCCCTTCTTTTAGCAGTTGCTTTTCTTGCTAAAGCTGCTTGGTCCTTAACTACAGGTTTTTTTGCTGTGCCTAATCTCTTTTTCATTCTAGCTACAGCCCTTTTATAAGCAGGTGATTCAGTGGGTTTTGCCATAATTATTTTCCTTTAATACATTTTCTTAGAATAGGTGGCATTACCAAAACCTTTAGTAGCTTGTCCCACACCTCGCACTACTCCACCTTTATTACGCTTAACAGTACCACCAGACTTTTTTATTTGAAAACCACCCATTGCTTCTAATTCCTCTTCTGTTGGTAATTTTCCTCTACCACCCAAGCCCATCTCTTCAGCAACTTGTCTCCTTGTTAATTGAGGAGTGCCTTCTAAGTTATGTTTTATTTTTTCTCCAGGTTCTTGTGCAGCCTTTTGACCTAGAGACATTTGATGTTTAGATTTATAAGGTGTAGTACCTTTTCCAACAAATCCAGGTGCTTCTGCTTTTATCCTTTTAGGTCGCCGTTTGGTACTAGACTTTAAACCTTTTATTCTTCCTGGTCCTAAATGTCTAAATACTAACCAAAATTTACTATCTTTACCTTTACCTCTTTCAACTATTTTTTTATTTAGAGATAAACTTTTCCATTCTTTCTCTAATTTTGACAAACTTTTGGGAGAAATATCTTTAGCAGGACGCTTTAATACTTTTATCGTTCCGCCAGGAGGTTCCGTAGAAGGTTCTATTCCTTTTTTGAGAGTAAGTGTCTGTTCTTTTACTAATTTTTTATATTCTTTTCTTTGTGCTGGAGTCAGATGTTTCTGATCTCCCCTATCTTTAAGTAATTTAGAACCACCAGGAAATTTTTTCCCTGGATCTCCAGAAGGTTTAGGAGTTGGTTTATCCGCTAACTTTATTTCAGCTTTAGCCTTTTCTTTAAATTCAGCAACAGGCATATCAGCTTTATTAGCTGCTCTTGTAATTGCTCCTTTCTCTCCCTTTGAAGGCGGACCTCTTTTAATAAGAGCTTTTCTAACAGTCTGTGTAATAAATTTAGCTAAAGGACCAGCCATAACTAGTCCTCCACTTTAAAAGACTTACCTTGCTGGTAGTCTTCATCTACAACAACATCCTGTGGAGAACCAACAACCTCTGGTCCTTTTTTGGCAGCACCATACCCCTGTCCGGTAGGTTTACCTAATATTTTATTTAACTTTGCTGGACGTTCCAATAACGTATGCGGCCCTAATCCCATCTAACTTCTCCTTTTTCTTGATAACTTAGCAAATTTCTTTGGTCCATATTTCTTGCGACCTATCCAGGCTCCAAGAGCTTTTGGGTTTCGCCCCCTTCTTTTTTAATTTAGAAGTAAGCTGTTTAAATCTTTTACCTGAACCTAATTTAGGTTTCTTCATAATCTGTTGTCTTATGCTGGCTCTATTAATCATAACCAGCATCTACTACCTGACCACCTGTCATTCTATAGGTAACAACTTTACCTCCCACTTTAGCCTTACGAACTTTAGTAGGCTTTTTCGTCTTCTTCTTACTATGTCGTGTAACACCACTTGAATCAGTCGTAGGAGCGCCAAGAATTTGCTTAATTTCTTTTTGAGAAAGTCCCTTCATCCAAGCAG